GCCATTGAAGGTGACTCAGCGGTATTGATCCCTATCGCTGGTAAACCTAACTCAATCAGGCGATCGCAGACACCACCACCGACACCAATTGAATCAATCAGTATCTCAACCGGGCGTTCCTTTTCCTCTAATGCATCGTACTCAGCCTTAACGGCACCGGTTAATTGCATGGTATCGAGTCCACGCCAAATCTGTACTGCCCTGATGACCTTACCTTGCCGTTTCGCTAATGCACTTGCGGCACTACCGAATCGGGCGACGTCTAATCCCCAAACCACATTCACGTCCTTATCAATCTCAATCTCACGATGTTGGGCACTCTCAACTAACTCCAATGGGATCGCGGTGTCGTCATCGGCTAATGGAAACTCACCCAGTACACGAACGCGGTAGGCATTAGAATCCTCACCGTAACGCACTTTCATTTCGTCAACGTACTCCTCGGATACCCTGGGTGAATCCACACAAGATACTTTTCTGGTCCACCAGGTATCTGCCATACGGTGATGCGTATCAAAAAAGAAACCACTGGATCGGGTTGGGTTGCCTAACAATATCGTTGAGGCGTGTTCACCGGACATAGATCCCGCTGCCGACTCGAACACACTCTCTGGGATACCAGAGGCTTCATCGGCAACCAACAATACATTATCTGAGTGAACGCCTTGGAGTGCCTCTGGCGTCTCAGCGCGAGAGGTACGACAAGAAATAAAAGCCTCAGTGGGCGACGCTTTAAGCATAATACGATCAGCTTTGGCTTCAAGTAAGTCGCGGATTACCGGGGGGAGTTCTGTCATCCAACGTTTACATTCAGCGAACAATGCATCGAACAGTTGTGCGGATGTAGGTGCAGTCACAACGATCTTGCATGGGTATCGCGTTATCAGAAACCATAACATCGCCCACGAGGCAGCAGTAGATTTCCCGGTACCATGGCCAGAGCGGACACTGATACGACGTTCGCCTTTAGCGACGGCGTTCAGAAACTCAGATTGCCAAGGGTCGGGTGTTACATTCAATACGATCTTTACGAAATTCACCGGATTGTTTCGGTATGATCTTAAAAAATTAATAAACGGATTCGTCTCTTCGGTACTCATTTCAATATTTCCTTACTGACTCTGTGTCGGATATTGTCAGAACGATTAATCGCTGACTTTAATTTGGCTGATACGTTTTTTTGCAAATTCACTCGGCGAGAAAATTGACGCCACTGATGCAGTATCTCTGCATCATTGTTTTGCATCATTCTTCTCTCTTAAATAACGAAGGTAACGAATGAGATAATCCTTCTTTATAAACTTCATCACCGTGCCGTCGTCATTGACGCATTGCGGTGATACCCAATAATCCTCTTCCTTAGATATGTTGGCTTGCATTATTGCTCCTCTGATAATGATTGTTCCCATTGGTGTTGTAATTGCATCTCTAGCAATAGATCGCTAGTTTCTGCATCTAATTCTTCGTCGTCCACATCCTCTGGCGTTTGAGGTCCATTGGCGATTCTGCAAGGTAACTCGCTCATTAGGCGACTGCTTTCTGCACAAGGCGTCTAACTGTCTGGTAGCTGCAATCCCAACCGAATCGGTATTCGATCTCTTCGCCTATCTCACGAAATGAGGCACCCTCGTCACGACGCTCTACCATGATGCCTATCGCCTTGTCGCGTAGTTCGTGTTCTCTGAGTACCGCCTTCTTACCGTTGCCTTTAACAAAGAAGCCGAATGGCACTAATCCACCAGCATAACCGCCAATCTTGCGTTTCTCTTTGCGTGCATTGCCGAGGCGCTCTGCTACCTTCATGCGTTCGGTTTCGGCGAATACGGCGAGAATGTTAAGGATTAATTTGGCATGGGTGTTGTTGTCATTACATACATCACCCAGATCCTTAATAATAAGACGAATGCCTAACTGCTTGAGGTGATAGATGTCGTTTAGGCAATGCCTAGTATCGCGTGTAAAGCGATCTAGGTTAGAGACTATGATGATGTCGCCTTCGGCGAATTCGATGTCCTTAATGGACGGACGCATCATGAATTCCATAGCGCCAGTTACGCCCGAATCTTCAAGGTACTTGTCTATTTTTAAATCCTCAGACATGGCTATACCAGAGCATCGTCGACGTTGGGCGTCGAGCGATGTCTCTGTGCTGTCGTTGAGGTAAGAGGTACGAGTATAACCGTATATCATGCGACCTCCTTAGTGTCTGATTTTAGATGCTTAAAAAAAGACCAAGGAGTTCGTATAGTTGCTCCTTCCTTAAGAATATTTTTAACGCTACCTTTTTTGTAATAACCTCTGCCTTCACAGCTTTCAATAGCCTCTTCTAAAGTTATCTCAAACCATTCAGTTTCGCCTACATATTGTTTTAATACTTTCATTACGCCACCTCCAATAGAACCATTGCTTGTTTAACGATGGCTCTCTTACGGTGGTAGTAGAATGGTACTGGAACGACTCGTTCCCAATTATCACGATGAGGCTCTTTCATTAGAAGTTCAACGCCATCTCTCATAAAATAGTAATCTCTGATTTTTGCTATTCTAGTCATTATTCGCTCTCCTTAGAGATTTTAATATCCCATCCAAAAGGCGAGTAAACTGTATGAGTCTCTCCAACTTTTAAGTTTTTAAGATTCTCAATAGTGAATCCCAAATCAGTATCTTCACCATCTTCCTCAATATTCCAATTACCACCAATACCATCATCTACAAATTCTGACATTGTTACTATTCTTGGTTTCGTATCTGAATATTCCTCTTCGTTCCAAGTTACTAAGAATTTAACTTCTGGTTTATTAGTAATTTTTACCTTTTCACCCTTGTTATCAGATTCCATAAAATCTGAACCAAAAGCAAAATCCATTACCTGATCTCGTTCTTCTTTAGAGCATTGATTGATTTTTTTGTTCTTTAAGATTTCAATCATTTGTTCTTCAGTTAGTAGGAGTTTTGCTTTCTTTAAGTAATTAACAGAAGTGCCACCATCGTGGATACCATCTTCAAATAAACTAAACTGAACAGCATTACCCCATTCATCACAATTGAAATGCTCATTGGGTTCATCTAGTTCAATCCAAACATGAGTATTAATTTCTGGATCATTTGCTTTAATACTAAAATTGACTACTGTTCCTTGTTGTTTAGAAATATCAGTTTCATAGTTAGTTACTTGTACAAAAGTATCTTCTGCAAATTCTACTCTATCGCCTATTTTTAATTTTGATACATCCATTTTTGTTCCCCTTAGTTGTTGTTATGTTTTATTTGTTTCTAAATTTTTTAAAACCTTCTTTTTTTGCTACTTCTGGAAAATTTTTCCATACCGTTTTAACTATTTCTTCTTGAATCTTTCCAATATCTTTACTAGATAATTTGCTATCTTTTCTCGCTAAAGCTCGAGCCATAAAAGTTTTATCTAAAATTTCAAGAAGTTCTTTTGCGCTATATGAATTTAATTTTTCTTGGCTTATTGTTTTCAATGTATTCCCCTTAAGTTGTAGTTATGTTTTATTTGTTACAATGTAATTGTAACCTATTAGGTAACATTGTCAACAACTATTTTAAAAAAATTTTTTACTGTGAGAATCTAGTCCATATCCCCCACCCACCCAGGGTCGAAGGGGGGCCCAAAAAATGTTAATAGCTGCCAGAATCCCTGTATCCCTTGGTATTAAAGGCTTACGCAAGGTCTTAATATATAGGTTGTTACATTCTTAAAAGATAGTATGAACCTAAATAGCCCTATAATTAGGTGTTTTATCTATATAAATCAATGACTTACGCTATTTTTTGGCTCTCAAGGCACTTTGCTGGCCTATCTTAGTGCCTAAAAGTTGATTCTATTTATTATTTTGTAACCTATTAATTACCAAGTATTACTTTTCTATTGGCACTCCATTACCATCATAAGACCACTTAACTTTACGATCATACTTAGTCTTATTACGATGCGTTGATGGCTTATGCAGCTTATCCATGTTCTTCTTAACTGGATTCCTAAATATCCTGTCGTAACTCTCAGCATACTTCTTAGCATCCGTCGGTCGTCTCTTACTTCCCTTACTCATTTCTTTATCATGAACCTCGGACCACCGTCACCCACGAATACGTCCAAGACGTTCCGCTCTAAATACAACCGAGCATTCTCTTTACTCATGTTCTTCCTCTGCATAACCATTTGCTTTAACAAATCATAATCATAGACATACACTTGCTCACCCTTGGTATCGATGATGCCTAACAGAGCATCATCGTACCCTTCAATCTTCAATAACATCTTCATCACTCTCATCGGTTATCAATGCATCAGGTTGCTGCTCAATCACCGAGATATCTTTCAATGCCTCAAGATGCATATCGTTTAAGTTAATCTGCAATGCCGGTGATTTCTTATCACCCCACTTATCCGGGCTAACACGACTTGCCCACCATTTCCTTGAATCAATCCTGAGCTTCGCCAGGTTCGCTTGCGTTGGATCCATATCGGCATCCGCAATATCCAATATCTCATCGGCCAAGAAATCCGCTGCCTGACGTCTCGCCTCATAGTACCGAGCCTTGCGTCCATCAACTTGCCTTAACCATTTATAAAAACCTCTAGAGCCACAGTTATATTTATCCCATATCTCCTTCAAGGTTGATCCGGTGGTTATGAGTTCAAATACCTTATCCTCACCGACCTCATTCAAGTATCTCACTTGTGCACTTAATATCTTTTGTCCAGCCACGTCATTACCTCTATATTTTCTTATCAATAAACGTTCCCATATCTCTCACAATGGAACGAGCCTCACTCCGGTCACGGTCGCCTAACGGCTCCCATAACCGATCGTCATGGTACTTATCTGTCTTTTCTGTGTATCGCTTAGTTACCGGCTTCTTCTTATCCTCATGATAAAACCGCTCAACTGTCTTCCATCGATGCTGGCAGCT